TTGGATGCCATACTATCTTTGGTACAATTGGAAGAACAGAAGTAAATGGCAATCTGGAAATGATCTCCTTTAATAGATTATTAGACTCTTGGGAGATCCTAAGAAGCTCCCCCAGATACCACAGAGCAGTTTTTCTAGGTTGCTTTGACTTCTTCTTTCCCACTGGCAAGCTCCTTCTGCAACATCGGCCCATAAACCTTCTCACCAACTTCCTTCTCAATAGCGTCTATAGCACCCGCCTTCATAAACTCAATAACTTCATTCTGCCCCTTATACTTTATTCCCTTGTAATCATAGAATGGGCCAGAACGAGTTATCACCCCACAATTTAAAGCAGCCTCTAAAGCAGAAGAAAATTTGGAGAACCCCTTACCCCAAATCAGATCCACTTCAATTGAAGCATAAGGACGGCAATATCTAGATTTAACAGTTCTAATAGTAGACACATGGCCTATTGCTTCATTACCTTCCTTAATTTCCCCTTTCCTACGAATCTCCATTCTCATGTCAGCAGAAAACTTTAACGCCCTACCACCTGGAGTTATTTCTGGATTCCCATACATAACCCCTACTTTCTCCCTTACTTGATTAATAAACACTATGGGGATACCAGCTATGCTTGCCTTAGCAACAAATCGCTTCATCGCTTGGCTTACCAACCTAGCAAGAGTAGCTACATGCTGTTTCATATCCCCATCTTTATTGATCAGATCCCCCTCTATCTCAGCCCTAGGAGTCAATGCCGCTACAGAATCCACAATAATTAAATCACCCTTAGCAAGAGTATCTAAAGCTTTATCAATAACTACAAGAGATTGTTCACCATTTTTAGTCTGGGATAATGCCATCTTATTAAAGTCTATACCAACATCTTCAGCATACTTAGGATTTAATGCATGTTCCGCATCCACATAAACAACAGTCCCACCACGCTTGATGCAAGAAGCCGCAAGAGATAGAGCTAATGAGCTTTTCCCACTCCCTTCAGGACCAAATAGCTCTATGATCCCCCCAAGCGGAATCCCCCCATTTAGCATACAATCCACGGACAATATCCCCGTAGGAAGCTTCTCGACAGCAGGGAAGTTGCTAGATCCAGTTACCGCGTAACCATCCCCAATTTCCTTAGAAACTGCCTCAAGGAATTTTGTTAACTTGTCCATGCTACTTCGCTTTCTTGTCTAACAAACGCAAGGAATCCACATCATTAGTAGCTCGCATGTTACTAGCTATGCTGGTAATCATTATCCCTTTTTGAGCGAAAGATTTAGACAAAGCTTCAGTAAGTTCCTTCTTCTGCCTTGCCTCAATTAAATTTGTTTCAATATCCTCAAAGAAACAAGGCTTATCTTTCAGTATATCTTTATACATATCCTGATAGAATGCCTTAAACTTCCCCATAAATTCATCCTGATTTGCCTTCAATTTTTCAATAGATTCCGCATTCATTTCACTGGTTAATGACTCAAGAAAACAAGCTTCTGAATACTTCCGACGATGGACAGATGTAGCATCCTTGGAATACAAAAGGATCACTGTATCCATCTGATTGTCTACAGTATCCTTTAGCTTCGTTACCTTCATATACATTCTAGCAAAGTTCCTAGCATGGGCCATCCATTTCGCATAATGAATAGTTTCAAATATGGACAGCTCACGCTTGGCTTCTGTGGCTAGACCATCCCAGTAGAATAGCTTCCCCGGACTCTCCTGTAACTCTTTATTGATATTAGTTATATCAATGTCAAGATGCTGAGCAAGCATCACTACTTGCGGAGCATTCGGAAATTCCGTCTGGTCCATGTTGACCATCTTTTTCCTCCACACATTTCTTTACAAGTGTTCGGATATTGCCCAGCAAATCCTGTTTTGCACTAAACAATATCCCAGAAAAAAGGTTAACATCCGTATTTTCTCGGTCATAAATTTCTTTAGCTTTTATTTTTACTGCCCCCTCAACTATTTCATTAATATAAATATTCTTATTAACATTGTACTCTTTCAGTAAGGTATCAGTTATCTCTCCACACAAATTGTGTACAAGTTGTCTGTACTCAAATGGTGCTTTGAACATAACTTACCCTTAAACTTTAAGACTCTTTTCAAAATCATCTAGAGACTGTCCATACTCCGCTGGATTTACCGGGGCCGGTTTTGACTCCACCTTAACTTCAGCTGGTTTAGCCGCAGAAGGTGAACTTGACGGGCTGGAAGCAGAAACTGATTTTGCAGCCCGATCTTCAGGGGCTGAAATCTTGGAATCTGCAACCAACCTACGACTTAGGGCCTCCTTTAATTCGTCATAAGACAATGAAACTGACGCAACAGTTAGATCATACATCCCCTGACCTTTTTCAGCACGTTCACTGTTAAGATCAGTAATGTTTGGCTGTTGCATTAACTTCATAATTTCAGGATCAACCGGGACTTTTTCCGACTTAGGAATTAACTCATAAGAAGGAATCCCATTCTCTCCCTTGATCCGAGTAACTACCATGTTAAGCCCACTCTTAACATCTGTGATATTCCCATATTCAGTAAGCTGAAGAATCAGCTTCTTCTCATGGAAAGTCATTGGGGCTTTCCATACCCAAATGCGGGGCTGTACTCCCTGCTTTATCTCACAGATATTATAATAATATCTGATCATAGGCCGAATCCTCCCAGCAACTTCCCGATCACTCTCATTGCCAGTCCGATATAACTGGTTCACATGAATACAGATCGGACAGACGGACTTTGAATCATGGGTACGAGGACAAACATATTCAGTAAATCTACCCTCATCATCCCTCATATCAAAGTGAACCAGTACCCTCTTCCAGAATTGACGGACCTTCTCATCGCATGACGGGAGGAAACGAATTAGGTTCCTGCCATCAATGGGCTTCCAAAAGATGGGGGACTGACCCTGCTTCTCTGCAATCCGCTTCTTCTCTTTCCCAATCAGATCAGAATCAAAATCAAAAAACGGCATTTGTTTCTCCTTTCAAGTACTTTTTACTTCTCCTACCTACATTATATACAGAATTACTCCACTTATGCCCTAAGTTTTCTGGATTCTTCAATCTTTTTTTGCGCTTTATCTTTAAACTCCTTTTTTACTTCTGGAGTTAGTTTAATGTACTTATGAATCTGGCCTTTAAGCCATTTTTTAGTTTCCTCTGGAACTTTCCATTTACCGGAAAGAAAGTCACTACTCATACTTGGTGGATCATTAAAAATTACTAAAGATTCATCAGTTTTTTCAACCGTGTCCCTGGGTGAAGTTTTAATTAAACCTAAATTATTATTACAAGAATCACACTTTTTATCTATTTTTATACCACTAAAATAATCTATATTGCTAACTGGATTTCTATCAATATCACTTTCAACAATAGATTCTTTAACACTTAAAACTTTATGACAGTTAAAGCATATCTCTAACTCTAATACAGATTTTTTCATGCTCTCTTCCTAATCATAATAATCCCCATCATAAGCTGTACCTTTCGCATCACTTATTTCCTCTGGACTAAACTTATTCAAAGCCTCAAATAATTTTTCCCCGTCTTTTGTAAGCCAAGGAAACCGTATTGCTGTTCCATGTTCACAAAATCCACCTTCTTCTAAAAGACAAACAATTAAATAATAAACCCCAAGATCCCCATGAAACGTTTTCTGGTACCAATCAGATTCTTTCTGTCCATCTTTAATTTTTTCTAATATGTATTTAACAGTCTTAATTATTTCTGTGAACTCACAACATCCACACAAAAAAAGTTTAGAATGAAGTATAGCCTTAACATCTATAACTTTACCATAATCAGGTTTAGTTTCTTCTTCCATCATGTTAACTCCACTTTCTCCATGTCACCCCAGCTATTCCCAACTGAAACCTTAAATTCAGTCTCAATTGGAAGTTTAATACCAGGAGGATGGTTAGCAATTTGAGCAGATTCCTTACAAAAATCCTTAATACAATCATCCCTCACGTACCAAAGGTTAGCATCATGGATAAGATTGATTGGATAGAACTCAAACTTATTAGATAACGCCCTTCTAATCTTTACTCCAGACCACAAATTCATTTCATTTGCTGTAGCCTGAACTGGAAAGTTGATAGCCTCACGTTCCGCATGAAGCCTAATATCCATATTAAGATCATTGATAGCAACAATCCTACGCTTCCTACCATATAAACTCCTTACATACCCTCTCTCCCGACATTCCTCTATCAAATTGCGCTGATACTCAGCAACGCCCTCAAACTTCCTCTTCCAATCAGCCAAATACATTTTAGCTTCATCAATGGAAATACCAGCTTCCTTGGCCAAAAGGGAAGGCCCCATGCCATATGCTATACCGAAATTAATTACTTTAGCCCTCCCACGGAACATCTCTCTAATCTCACCCTCCGCATTTTCCGCCATATGAAGCACTTCAATGGAAACTTTAAGGTGAACATCAATCCCCTGTAAGAAGCAAAGGCATAACTCCGCATCCTTGGAAAGCTCCGCTAATATCCTAAGCTCTGCCTGGGAATAATCCATTTCCACCACCTTAAATTTAGGTGGTGCAATTACTAATCCTTTAACGTGATACTTCTTTCTTGGCACAGATTCTAAATCAATGTACCCAGAACCTAATTTAAGCACTTCCTCCCAATCAACTAATTCAATAGGCTTCTTTGGCATTGTTTGTAATGGAGGGTCTTTTACAGTTATCCTACCAGTTTCAGCACCAACAACATTAAAACTTGCATGAACCCTCCCGTCCATACGAATGAAACTTGCAAGTCCATCAACATAAGTAGATTTTAACTTATCTACTTTTCTCAAATTGGTTAATAAATTAGGGATTGGATGCATTTTGGCCAGTTCCTCAAGAACCTCAGCATCCGTACTGTCATTACCCTTTTCAGTCTTTTTAATAGAAGGAAGTTTCAGATCCTCAAATAGAAGTTTTTTCAACTGTTTTGGAGAACCAAAGTTAATATCAGGATTTGTAAGTGATCTTAACTTTCTTTCGAGTTTTTCTGATTCTTTCGTCAATGCACCATCCAACTTATCCCTATAATCATTATCAATTATGATACCAGTTTCTTCTATTTCACTGATTAAATCACTAACTGGCATCAACAACCCAGACATGAAAATTTCTAGTCCCTCTTCTTGAATCTTTGGAATGAATATTTTAGCTAACCTAATTGTAGCATCGGCATCAGCAGCATTATACCAACACAGTTTTTCCGGTATTACAAGAACATAACTATCCCCATCCGATTTTAAATAATCTTTAATCTCTTTATCGTAATCCCCCATATCAGTAAACTTGAAAGCTAAATCCTTCAGTCCATGACCATAACTATTCTCGTCAAGGAGATAATGAGCAACATAAGTATCAAATACCTTCCCACTAATATTTATCCCAAACTTCTTCAAGAATATCTTATCAAACTTATAATTATGAAGTACTTTTACAACATTTTCCCTGCCAAGAATAGCATTTAACCTATCTTTGAAATCTGGGCATAACGTATCAATTATTTGTTTTGGTTCTTGCAATCCCATCCCCTTACAGAAAGCCACTGGATCAGAGATTGGAGTAGGTTTTTTCTCATTCTCCCTAATCTTTTTGATTGCCTCATACATGGCTGGATCATGAGTAGTAATAGGAATGCACCAGCCAGTTCTCTCCTTGGTTGAAAACCCAATTGAGAGTATGTATCCAGTAGTAAAATCTAATGAAGAAGTCTCGATATCCACCGCAATCATCTTGGCTGATTCAAGTTCTTTAAAGCACTCATCAATCAATTCTTTTGTATTACAAATTACATATTTACTATCCTTATTAGTCTCCACAACCTTACCAGTTGCATACTTTATCGCCTGGGTAATACCGAATACAAATTCATCCATTTTTTCAGGGTTACGTTTCACATATGCAGGATGGATAACAGGTATAATAGTTATCTCTGGATACCTAGGATGAGTCAATGGCTTCCCATTTAACGACGTAATACCAGTCTTACCAGTAATTACTTTAGTGGCAACATCACCAAGTGTAACAAGCACCTTTGGTGAAGCTAAGGTTATATCCCTCTCTCTCCAAGATTCACAGGCTGAAATCTGTTTAGCATCAGGTTTATTGTCCCCACCAATATTCCTACCAGGGAAGCATTGGATAATATTTAATAAAGAAATGTTATTCTTATCTCCACCCAATTTTTCTATAGTATCACATAAAAGATCCCCAGCCTCACCAGTAAATGGCATTACCCCCTGACCATCCTCAGTAACCCCAGGTGCCTGTCCAATTATAGCTAAAGGGGCACTCCTAATAATTCTATTAGGAACCACATTTTTCCTAATACCTACACAAGAACATCTATCACAAACCCTTAAATCACCTAAAGCCCCTGGTGGTAATACCCCACTCAATACCATGTAGTCTCCCTAGCCTTTATAAACAAGTATTAACAAAGGAAGAATGGGGGGAGCCACGTTTAAGCGTGGCTCCCCACAAGCCATAACCTTACGCCTTCGGAGTTTCAGCAGGAGCAGCAGGAGCAGCAGGAGCTTCCACTAGCTTCGCCTTCGGCTTTCGCGGCCCGCGCTTGAAATCAATCTTGATTCCCTGCTCGGCTAACTTCTTTTTGACTGTATAGATCTGAACGTTAGCTGTGTTATCAGTAACGTTGTTCGCTGCCATAACTAACTCTACAGCCTTCGTCCTGGTAAGATCCATATTAGTAGTAAGGATCTCAGCAATTTTGGAAGATTTTGAACCAACGCGAAGCCCAAACTTATCCTTTTCAACACTCATCCTAGAACTCCTTTTTGCCGGTCTTTCCGGTAAAAATGTTTGGTTTGAAGAAACTTCACTAACTACAACCATATCAATTTTATTATTGTAATCCGTTAACTCCTGACATAACTGCCATGCATTACAAATATCATCCATACAGGGGCATTTACCATCGGACCAGCCCCGATCATTTAAATCTCGATACCCAAAACATTCAGATTTGGAGTTAATTTTTATAGTCGCTAAATGTGCTAAATGACGTAAACGCTCTGAAGAGTAACTTTTATCGTACTTAATGTCAGACCCATTCAAAATCTTGTAAATCTGCCTCAATTCTCCCATGTTTCCCTCACTCTATTATATACATAATTATCAAATTATTTGCTCTATAACCTCTTATTTTTCCGCAACTTATCAAACATCTCATAAAAGAATTTCAGAACATCCTTGTTTTTAGTTCCTTTCAATCTAACTAATTTCCCTAAAGAAGTCATGATAGCATCTTTGTAATCAGAATCCTTCAATCCTTCATACAACCCAGCAAAATGTTCCCACTTCCAAGACCTCTTTAACTTTGTTTGAGTTAACACATAATGCTTTACTCTGAAAGCAACATCATTAACATTAAACTCCCCTTTTATAAAGGTTTGTTTACCAATAACATTGTCGTCTGTATATAAACTAGGATTCTTCGGTAATTTTATAATAGGGATTCTCTGCTTTATCATAAAATCTTTCTAATATTTCCATATTAAGTTTTACCCCCCAAATCCCAAAAATGACTTTGGGGCCTAAAAATCACTACCCAAGAAGGGAACGGGGCAGCATTACAAGTCCCATCTGGGTGTCCAAACTTCAAACGACCACGGATAAATCTTATCTCAGCCTTCCCATGTATATAATCAAATGCCCATGCAGTATCACTCCTAACCGGCAATAGCATTACAACAGTTGCGCCATCCTTACTAGATTCATATGCTTTCTCTACCCACTTACCCACGCCTCTTCCATAGGGGGGGTTTAGGTATATTACTTCTTTCCCCCAATCCTGCTTAAAAGCATCATCTTCTTTAGTCCAATACTTACCGCATAACGCATTCTCTTTGGTAGCGGCAGCATCTACAGTAAAATGAAACTCCTTATTCAACTCATCAAACAAATATTTAGGGGTCTGCCACTCACCTTCACCGGAATGAAATAGAACACTATTCATTTTAGTAAGGCAACGCTTCCTCCACAAATTTTCCAAGGTTGATTAAAGTTTCTTTTATTTTCCTGCATTGACTGTTCCAATCATCTAAAGCTTCTTGAAATGTTTTCCCATTACCACAAGGAGATTTCATATTTATCCCCCTAACTGGTTTACAACCAACATGATATGTAATAGTAACATTCCCTTCAACACCCCAGTCATAAGGAGTGCAATGACAATAAGGACATTTCTCTGCATCTAACCACCATCTGCCTGAAGGCACTTTCGGGGGATTCACCTTTCCTCCTCATTTTCTTGGTTTAATCCACTTTGATTATTAGCCGCATTCAATAACATCATCACACAGTATTTAGCATATTTAAAATTATCTCCTACCCCAATTGATTCCCTATCATCAAAAGGAAATTCAATCCCCCAATGCTCTTCTGGACTATCTTCATCATAAGAATAAACAACAGCAGTAGGATATACCTTTTGTACTAGTTTAGTTAAAAAACCACACACAACTTTTCTCGGTCTGTAATTACCATAATCATTTTCCATCATATTCCCCCTATTTAGGATTGGCCATCGCATAAACACAAACAGTTCCTACTTTTTTACATTATCCATTTTTCTTATTCTTTCTAACAATAATATGTTTAACTGGAAGTCCACAATGAATACTATGTTTACATGCAACTTGAACTGCTTTAGTTACTGAACTTCCCAGGTCAAGAGCAACAAAGGCAGCTATTCCACCAGAGCCCGTAGCATAATAATTATTAATTTTCCTCACATAGTAACCCCCAACCACATAAATGGTATGTCCATGAATAAGAACAAATGTATTAGTATTTACATTATAATCAGAAGCATCCATATGTTCTGATTTTGCATACTTATGAAATTTAGTAAAAAATTCAATGATAGCACTTTCACCAGAAAATCTTAATGTATTTGTTTTACAATATTCTCTAAGCAAAACAAATAATCCAGCATCCCCACAGCATCCAACTACAAGATCTGGGGAAAGCCTACCAAGTTTAGCAAAACTATTTTTTTCTTTGGAATCCCAATCAATAGTAACTTGGGTATCTGAAGCAATTTCAATCCTATCTTTATATTTTCTAACTGCAATAACACTCATTTTTCTTCTCCTATTCAACGTTCATAGTAATTCCTTTAGCAATCTCATTCAACGCCTGACAACTACCACGAAGCCTGAAAGCCACTTCATTATCATATTCATCAGCATAATTAACAGGCTTATGCACCCTTACAAAATCATAATCATTATACATCAACACCCCACCTTCATTTGAAACTTGGTAAGCAATTGAAGTACTGCATCGTTTGATTTCTGGACGTAAAGAAGATTCAAGCAATTCCCTACCACCCCTGGTGGAAAGACCAAGTAGGTGAATGTCCCACTTAAGATCGTAAAAAGTGTCCCGAAGCCTTCTGTTCTTTAATACCTCTAACCTATTTGGATAAGTAGCATTCATACCTGTTATATCTTTGTAAGCATCAGCTAGTACAGAAGCAGCCAATCCAACAGAATTAATTTTATATTTCTTATCTAACTCTCTGGATGTACCCAAACTTTCATGCCATTCAGTGGCATTCTCCCCATGAGGAACAACCATCACCTTAAACTTTCCTTTACAGGCATTCCAAAAATCTTCCATCCGGCAATCTGCTAACTCTGGACTAATAATCATTTCTGGACAAACAACCTCGTCAGCATTAATTAATTGAGCCGAAATGATTAAGTCATGAATGTTGAGTGGTTGCCCCTCAACAAAACCATTATTAAGTATCTTATACTTATTACTATTAATGAAAAAGTCCGTATACTCCTTATCAACACCAATCAATGCCCCATTAACCAAATGAAACTTACAGAATTCATCAACAACTTTTAAGTACTTTGTAGGGGCAACATGAGATATTTCAATAGCCATAGAATAAACCCTCCTTTATCTAACTATACACAAAAACCTAAAAAAGTTTAGATAGCCTTCTTCACATTAACAGCAATTGGACCCTTATTGCCAACTTGGATCTCAAACTCAACTTTATCCCCCTCTTTCGGGGTATAACTTCTATCCTGAGTATTATTTTTATGCAGGAAAACATCCTTCCCTTCATGAATAATAAATCCAAATCTCTTCAATTCGTTGAACCACTTAACTGAACCATTCATCACTTTTTAGCTCCCAACTCTGATACCGCCAACAATACCCTTGGAAATATTCTTTACAACGTTAAATCCCAATTCATGGGAAAAGTGTTCACAAGAAATTGAGTAATCAATAATTCTTTCCGATTTGTTTAAATCATTAGATATAGAATCTGTAAAGACACCTACCCTAGAATCACAAGACCAATCAACGTCCGAATAAAACTTTCTCACTGAACCCTCAATCAATTCAACAATCTCATCAACAAATACACCGCCAACTGAATCAAAATGAACGGAAACCTTTACAACCCCTACAGTAGAAAATAACTTCTCACCTACATAAAAATATGCTGGTAATTCCATACTAATATTTAACGAAAACTTTACTCTAGATCCCTTGGCTGAACAATCTAGTTTGCAAGGGAAGTATCTAATACCTCTATCCCTACTTGGAACAGGGTATAAAAACTCAAATCCTAAATGGGCCTGGGAAGAATTAGTCCGCATTTGTAATGTTTTAAGAAAGTTTACTATAGCCTCGTTGTCCCAATCATCCTTATTGAAATCATGAAATAAGTCAATCATCACACCTGTAACATCACTATTACTTATCATACCAGACACAAAGCAATTTATAGTGGATATTAAATTTACCCCACTATCTTTCTGATTTAACATTTTTATAGGAAGAACATACTTTGACAAACCAACACTACAATCTTTCTTGTCATTCACAGTAGATTCCATAACTACTCCTAAAATAACTAAGTTAGGGGAACAAGTTCTTTTGTAATACTCCTAATAAAATCCATAGCTAACTGAACACGGATAGTCTTAGTTTTAAGTATACGGGAAATTTCTGTTACTTTAAAGTTTTCCAGCATAAAAGACAATACAGATTTCTCAAAATCATTTATCCTTGCACGAATAGCATCTAACAAATCCCAAGCAAAAATATCATTTTCAACATTCATTGAATTTGAAGAAGCTTCCATCAACAGCCCAGACAGGATTGGCTGGCACTTCCGTTTTTTATGATTACACATATGTTCTTTATTCTTTACATGCTTACGGAGATACGATGTTACTAAAGTACTTCTTCTAGCTTTTTTCTCTTTTCCATCATAAATCCTAATAGATTTCACCGGATCATAGTCTTTTAATGCTTTATCCGCTTCCATCCACAAATCCTGTTTCAAATCCTCTTCTGAATAAGCAAAGTGGTACAGTATAAACCTCTTATTATTCTTAACGTACCGAGTCTCCCTATCTACTTCATATTCAAATTCCCTCAATTCTGTTCTGTTATCTTCCTTATTACTATCTAACATCCTATACATACTAAAACCCCCTATAGAAAAAGATCCAGTAAAAACTATCCCCTATTATATATTCATCTTTGGCAATGTATTTACAGTACATTATATACACGACTTTCGGAAATGAAGCCTAATTTTGGAGAAAATCTCAAAAAAAATTTCATCTATCGTCTTTCTTTTATTGATCATTGAAAGTAATTCCTCTCGTGTATGATCAGCAGGATCACCATTTTGTATATATACAACAGATACTTTCTTAAAAGATGTAAGTTCAGCTGCCATACTTTCAATATCATCTATTGGAACATCTGAATCATACATTAAAACAACCTCTTTCACCGAGCTATTCAATATAAGTTTTCTTTGTCCATCCTTTATAGAATGCCCGTAAGTAGCCACCCCATTGAAACCAACCCGCATAGCATCAAAAGGCCCTTCAGTAAGAACTATCATATCATGTTTCTTTGCTCTCCAAAAGTTAAATATGGTCTTACCAGAATAAGAATTTGGAAGATGTAAGTACTTTGGGTTTTCGTCCCCCATTGCTCTTGCTGTCCAATAAATCAACTCCCCAGCGTTATCAAAATCTGGAATCACAATCCTGTTTTTATACGCCCCAATCTTACATACCCCAAGAGCATAACTATTCACCATATCTATTCCTATCCGCCGATTCTCCAAATATGGGTGCCCAACATCTTTTAATGATTCAAAATACTCTGGGGGCTTTACTCTACTTAACTTTTCAACTTCCACTTTCTTAGGCTTTGTTATACCAAGATCCAATCTATCTATAGAAATTTCCTTTTCTTGTACATCCTCTATTACTTTTACTGCATCGCTAAAGGATACCTTATCCCAAAACCGAATTAGTTTTGTTATAAAACCACCGGACTCACAACGGTAACAATGGAACTTCCCATTTGTTATGTTAATCCCAAGATGAAATTTTGTATCCTCTGTACCCCTCTTTTCAACACAGAATGGGCAGCATATACGCTTTTCAGATGAATCATTAGACTTCCACCCAGACCGTACTTCTGTACGATCCCGTAGATAACTTTCAACCGCACTTGAATTGATATTCATTATAGCTATATCGGATCAGTGAAACTGAATTGCATCTTGGAAAAGTCATTACGCAAAGGAACAAGTAACTTGCATTCATCGTCACGGTACTTGTCCACCCATAACCTCATCATCCCGGCTTTTCTCTCCGCTGTAGTCCTATTCAAACTAATTACTAAATCTGCTAATCTTGGCTTATGGTAACTATCAGACATATTAGAGGAAGTCATTACAAATGTCGGATCTTCCTCCTTTCCTTTAGGACGAGTACTCTGACTGGCAGACCATACACCAGCACGATACTTGTTACCTAAAATCCTAAGATCATTAAATATCTCCCTCTGGGCTAAATAAATCTCTGACTTCAAAGATTTAGTCCTAGGGGTAAGCAAGTCACCATAATCAACAATCAAAAGATTCGGGTGAAACCCATGAGCTTCCAAATCCAAAATTTCAGTTTCTACATGCTCTGGGGTGTATTCAAACTCATCCAACATTTCCCTAATAACTAAATTCCCTTTAAGTTTTTCATATTCATTTTCAAGACGATGGAATACTTCATTTGGCATGTCCCCACGTTTGATTTGATTGTAGTTATAAGCTGCTAACCTAGAATCATATCTATTCCTTGTTTGGGTAAGACTTCCTTCAAGAATGATATGAAGAACTTTTCCTGCATATGCTCTAACACAAGAAGCCCCAAAATGGACTAATGCAATACTCTTCCCAGACCCCTTATCTCCAAAGACAATCCCTAACTCCCCTACCCCTAAACCACCACCAGTTATTTCATCAAGTTTTCCAATACCTGTAGTAAATTTATTAGAGTCCCCCAGTGCTTCGACTCGTCTAGTTTCTTCCCTATCTTTAAATTCTTCAAAGAAGAAACTTCGTTTAGGGGGGTCAAAAGTTAATGTATTAATCTCTCTTACATCATTTAAAGTTTTTTGGTAAGCTTCTTCCTGTTTCCCAGCATTGTACAAGTCCTGACTTGTCATTAAAGACCTAACATATTTGTTACGTTGAATCCAGTCTTTAATCTTTTGCTTTATAAATGGAACATCAGAAATAACTAATCCAAATAACTCTTTAATTAGAATCTCATACTCTTGATTCTTATTAGGATCTTCCTGTTTAACTACTTCGATTAATGCAACATCAGTAGGAATGGACTTGTACTTAGAGTGATAATCAAAAATCCACCTAACCAAATTAACCATCATTTCTTCACCAAAGAATTCAGGTTCTATCCACCGTTTTGCCTGTAGGAAAAACTCTGGATTCTTTAAACACAGGGCAATGATCCTCTTTTTGAATTCTTGGCTAAATGGAAATTGCTGCTGTTGGCTCATAATCTCTCCGCATATAAATCAAGGGCTAGATGGTATTTACTTACTAACTTGAAAATATGCTCCAATTTCTCTTCTTCATTCCGAATTGAAAGAATGTCTATTAGTCCACTAGAAGCCTTTGCTATCCTCTTATTTAGCTCCGTCTTGCATACATTAGCTAACTTGCACCTTTTACATACTTCAGACTTAGGATGGTACCCCAAAGTATCACTTATATTAGCAAGGCATAACTCTAATTCATTATTCTTTTCATATACCGACTTCCGTTTTTCCACAGCAGGGAACAGATCACGGTATACACTTTTCTTTAACCCATTACTTTCCTCTACTCTATCTTTCTCAATTTGCCCCCTAACATCACTCTCCAGTACCATTTGCGCTCTTACTGTATCTTTCCTATCCGTCCATATGTCATAACAATTGGTTGAGTAGCAAGCATTTATTGGACGGCAGAATTCCCAGTTACTAGCCTCAAACAAACAAGTAAAATAGAGTGAATAATCAGTTATACCATACCTTCTACAATAGTCAACAATGGACAAACAATGTTTCTTTACGTCCCCAACAAAGGAATGTGGCTCAGGAATAAAGGTATTCTTTCTTTCATAGAATTTTCTCCTAATCGCATTGTAGGAAGCCAATACTGACACCCCCAAATCAAATCTCTCCTTTTCTTGATCTGTTAAAGGAATTCCGTTATCCTTAGAAACCCTATGGTTTACTGGAACAGATAGCAGAATTCTAAATAGTAACTGGGTTTCCTCTGGGATAGTCTCCAGAGCATCCTTAGATATAGAAATTCTATATGGTTTGGATCTGTGGTTCAATGGATTTAGGATTATTGGTACTCGCTTCATCCTTAGAACCCTTCAGGTATTTTTCAAGAGAAGTAACTTCAACCTCCATAGGAATAGAATCCGGGTCCAGTATAGTCCGTTTCATCTCCTTCTTTCTTTTTAGAATACCAAAAAGCCATTCGTCAATAGTATTCTTTCCAACAAGATCAATGATAATAGCAGTACCAACCGCGTCCCTTCTAGTAATCCTCCCATCACTTTGCTCACAAAGAATTAGCTTTTCTGAACGGTCAACATGGATAGCTACCCTAGCACGTTGAAGATTTAACCCAAGTCCAGCACACTGAGGGTTAGCAACAAGAATTCTAAAACGATCCTCTAACCGAAACAAGTTTTCATATCGTGATCTCTCTTCAGGCTGTACATCTCCAAAATAGGGTAAAGTGCCATAATGTTTGTACCTCTCTGTAAGAAGTTTTATTGTGTCCACCCAAACACTCCAAAGCACTACCTTTGCTTTAGGATCGGCCAAAATTTCGTCCAGTAAATCATCCAAAGCCTCAAATTTAGCCGAATCCCCAGATTCCCCAATCAAGGATGGGTGACTAAGAAATTGCCTCAATCTAAGAATCCTAACTAAAGCATGGTCTAATCTCATGAGTTTTATATTTGAAGCCTTTAATTGACTATAAATCTGAGAAGCTATAGCATCATAAATCATTCGTTGCCTACCTGTAATTTCCACCTGAACTACCTTATGCACAGTAGGGGGCATACCTATAACTTCAGCATGAGTTTTCCTAAATGAGTATATCTCTAACATCCTACCAAGCTCATCTAAGTTTTTATATTTATCAACTACATTCATCCACCTTGTAAACGGTGTAACTCTTTGACCCTTCTTTAAAATGGGGATCTTCTTGAAGGTGCAGAAATGCTCTTCAAATCTAGTTTTAGTTGGAACTAAATCAGGCTCAATAACCTTTAAAAAACAATAGGCATTCATTGGGGATTCTGAAATAGGAGTAGCGGTCATAAAAAGGATATTGTTAGGATTTATACTCTCTTTAATCTTTACTAAAGCTTTTGATCTTTGGGAGGTTAAGTTTTGAATCATATGAGCTTCATCACAAATCATGGCATCAAAGGATGCTGATGATAGCAAATCCACAACATCCTTGGATAACAAAGCATCATAATGAATAACCAATAAATCTTGCTTAGAAGAAAGGAATGAATCTATATCTCTAAGTACTTTATTCGTTCCATTTCCTGCAACATACCAACTACCATTAAAGTATTTATCTAGCTCAATATTCCAAGTGTTTTTAATAGAATTTGTGCATAGGACCAATCCTCTCCTAGCCTTACCTTCTTTACGAAGAATTGAGTACCAATAGATACAAGCATAAGTTTTACCAAGTCCTACATCCGAGAAATTACCACATCTACTACGGGCCAGAATAAAGGAAATCGCTGCCTTCTGATCTTCCCACGGCTCTTTCTTGCACAACCCAGGAGGAATAAATTTATTGTATTCCCCATTTTTAATTTTATTAACTAAATTCAATTGGGAATAGTAATCTGAAAGGACTTTTGCAGCTGGATTTGAAAGTCTAACTTGGGATTTATCTGTCAATAGTCTATTAAAGTTTAGGAAATCAAACAAAGAACAGGATAGTCTTTCCTCCTTAACTTTAGCACAAAGTTGCTCACTAAAGAGTCTGGGAACATCCAGTCCATCCTTTACATTCCCATCACTCTTTAGGAAGAACCTAAACGATTCTGGCGGTGGATTCACCATCAGCTTCGTTGGTTCAGCATCAATATAATACATTAAGCATTCTCTCTAAGAAAACTTCCCCTAACACTTCCATCTGGAAATAGGAATAAGGCATTCACCGTGGATTTTGCATAATCCCATACAGTCACTTCCACTCCATTAACATCATAAACTGGATTACCATAAACATACTTATATGGCTCATCCACAGGAAATACTTTAATTTTCTCTTTCTCACCAAACATCCTTCGTATCACCACCCTCCTTATACCAAGTCTCCTTGCCTTCTCTATATAACTATCAATATCATTTTTCGTTTCTTCCGTCAAGAGCATTGATAATTTTACTGAAAGTTTAGATCTGTCAAGAATCCTAATTAAATCTATTTGGTTAACCCCAGTCATTTTTTTATAAATATCTTTTTTGAAAGATGGGAAAGACAAAGTAACTCTATCGTAATTACGATACTCAATCATATTCTTTAATGCTAATAAACCATTGGTATGTAATGAAATTACCACACCCGGCAACTTTTTCCTAAGATAATTAATTAGTTCTATCTCATGCTCATATTGCTGAGGATCAGCAAGAATACCAGAGAAACTAATATATTCCGTTTTTGCCCAAATTAATTCCTTTAAGAAGGCTTCCATCCCTGGTAATGGATAAATGGATAAATTCCCTTTAAAATTTTTAAACTCAGGGAGCTTCCCAATACAAGATGGACAATTAGCATTGCATACACCTGTGAACAAAATGCTAGCGTAGTTATACATTCTTCTTCACAAACACTTGTGCAAGCTGACCACAACATAGACCAGCTTCCTCACACTTAGCAATGGAATCAACAACGATTGGAATACCATGCTTTTTGAATTCCTCCCCTAACTCTTGTAACTTTTCATAGTTATCATAGTTAGCATATGTCTCTAACTTATTGTCCTTGGACCTAATAGTAGTATTTAATGGAATTAACTTTACTGTAAACTTCTCTGGATTAAGTCCATAACCCATAAGTTCATTAACATCAACAGGAACACCCTTCATTACAATAAAGTTTAATGTAGCGGTCCTATTGTGTAGTGGCCTATCATTAATGTATTTAACAATATCTTTTATTGGAACTACCTCTGCTCCACCAAACAAATCCTTTCTAACCTTTTCATCAGTTGAATTGCAACTGATTTGAAGGTGAAGATTCCCATCAAAGAATTCCTCTTTCAAATTGAGTACTGAATCTAATACCTGAATTCCAGTAAAATCCCCCATTACGAAAACTGGTAAAATTGTGTTAAAGCAAGGAAGCCATTGAAAATCTTTCCCATAAAATCTAGAAATAGACTCAAGATTTATCATTGCCCCAATTACATTCTCTATATTGTGGGCTGGCTCACCCATCCGAGCAAACCCAATCTTCACCTTCTTACATTTAGTTACATAAGGAGTTGCTTCTATAATAAATCTAATCTGATCTTCAATCTCCCCCTGAGTTAAATTACCTTTAAACTGAAGTGAAGGAACGTCACAAAATTTGCATTTATGTGGGCAACCCATCTGTGTTGAAACAGTTAGCAACCACTTCTCTTCATAAGGCTTAAGATGGTTCCAAATTACATGGGGGTCATTGGAACTCCTTACTTCCTGATGCTCTTTCCCTTCCGTGGAAACATCCCGCATTTCGGTACATTCAACCGGATAACCATTACCTAAATCTAACAAAAAGATCCGACCGCTAGGTAAATAGAATGAGTTTAGGCATTTGACCATATTTCTTTCCTTTCTTCAACTTCATCACAGTCACAAGGGTAACACCCCATTCCCCACCCACACACAGGACAAGTTGTATTCTTCCCACACTTGCATTGCATAAAATGACAAGGCTCTGGCTTCTTCTGCTCCCATTGAGTGGTAAACAATTCGGGATGAACACACATATCATTAGACTGAATGTTACAAATCATACTTTTCCCTTTCGGATTAAAGATCGCATCCGTTCAAAACGTGGCCTGTTCCTGTTACCATCCAAAATGTTCCTCTCAATTTGTTTTAGTGAAATTGCATTATTGTAATCACTATACACTCTTTCCATTACTTTTGGATGATCTAAAGTATGCTCTAATAGAGAGAAACAATACATATAAGTCATTGTAGCAGGGTTGAATTCAAACTCCATTTAAATGAATCCCCCATCTGGCTGTTCGGGTGAATAAACATACTTCTCCTTCCTCTTCTTTTTCTTCTTCCCAACAAAAATCTTAACTGGCTTAGTTACACCCCAAGGACAGCCAAACCCAGGCTTTATACTGTAACTATCATGCTGAGCTAGCCCTTCCATACATCCAGGCCCACTACAATTCGTCCGATATAGTAAACAATTAGTACTGCAATAACCCCTATTATCATGTGGCTTTGGTATTAATATTGTAAGTGGTCGCCTATCTTCAGAATTCATTTCTTCTCCATTCCAGGTGGTAAATAGTTTAATCCTTCTTTACATTTTAATCTAAGTTTTTCATCACCAGCGACAATTCTTCTTACGCACTCATCAAACGAAAGTCCATGAGTATCCCATCCTAATGCAGAAGCAATGCTACACTGAAGATCATCTTCACTTTGCATTGTATCATCACGCTCTTTTTGTAGTTTATGGATAGTACAAAGCATCTTCCCCACAAAGTTAGCCGCTGAATTAAAACCATCAAGGCGAAGCATCTTCATCCACTCCCTCGCCTTCAAATCATCTTTCTTTTCCCATTTGGTGTACTTCATTTTTTTCCTCTCTTACACTTCTTGCACTTAACTTTATCTCTGCAAAAAAATCTCAATCCATCATAATAAACTTGAACTACCATATTTTTAAGCCGGTGTAACTTCTGGCAGTTCCAACATCTTGCTAAATCCCATTCAGACCATTTAATTCTCCTTGGAGGATCAAAGTTATTATCAACAAAATTAGTAGCTGGTTGCAATCGTGCAGTATAAATATGATACCTAGTTTTTTCCATCTTTATGCCTTTCTGCTTTTTCAGAAAGCTTATTTGATTTTGCAAGACAGTTACAAATAAATCTATCTGATTCATCTTTTATAAATGATTTAAAATTAAAAAAGGCTCTCATGTATCCATAATATAAATTCTTCCAATGTTCTCTATCTTTCAGAAGATATTTACAATCCTTACACTTCTTAGCCATAATTTCTCCTGTTCTTTTAAAACTAAATTAAATCAGCAAACCGTCCCTGAACCTCACAAGTTTTATTTTGTCTACCAAACCTTATATCCCCATTCAACAGCCTTTCAAAGAATATAGTAACTTGTTCAGTAGGTTTATATCGCTCTTTTGAAACCAAAGTGATAACTTCTTGCTTATTTAGTGCTTCAGACGCACTTGGGTAATCTTCCATCTTCACAACACCTTTCTCCATCATCTTTTGAAAGTACTCAGGAATCTGGGCAACCCATCCACTTGAAAGGAATAAATATGCCCGAACTTCATCATGTGTTTCACTAAAAAATTTAATTGCATTTGGAGCAGTATTAATATCTTCAACCATCATTGCAACGGCTCCCTCAACTTCCTCTTTTTCCATTAAAAAGAAACAAATTGGGATTAATTCTTTAAACTTAGTTAAATTAAATTTAGCCTTTTTAATTACATCATTTCTAAATTCTTCTACATTCATTGATTTAGTTCCTCATAGAACTTCACATGCCTCTTCGCTATACTGTCCCACCCAAGATTCTTGAAGAAGTCTCTCTTATAGAAAATACTATTTAAAGTAGTTCGTAAACGTGGCTTGTCCCCATAAGGACATTTAGTAACAAAATTATCATCAAGATCAGAAAACCAAGTTGTGTCTGATACTATTACTGGACGGTAAGTTGATAAAGCTACCTTCACAGAGGAACTACAAACTTTAGCATTGTCAGGTGGATAATATAAAACTATACCATCTGCTGTCTTTAACTTTTCTATTAACTTTTCCTGGGTTAACCAATTGCTCCAATGTAATTCTTCAAAATCTAAATCTAATTCGTTACAAACATCCCTAACCATAGAAGAGTTAGACCTACCAAGACCGAAAGACATTAACTTTGGCTTCTTAAATGGCATTCCACTTGGTATTAACATTGACTTAGCAGACGTTTGAACTGCATCCTTCATTTCGTGTGAATGAAATACAACCCCATCAGCCATTATTAAAGCATTACCAACAACATTAGAATCATGAAGAGTAAATACAGTTTTGGTATTCATCTTCCTTAATTCCCGTAAACACTCTGGGAACCAAGACTTATCATAAAGGAAACTTTGGTATTGCACATGTACAACATCAAAATTTATATCTTTAATTGATTGAGGAATTTCAAAGAAAGTTTCCCCACTCCAGCCAGCAACACTAAATATTCTATAAACATTAAGTGGATCTTCAGATGCAGTATATGCAGAGATATCTTGATTACCTTTACCAGAAATTATATTAGCTAAATAATAAACTTCAACACCATTATCTGTTAATGCTTTACCAAGATAACGAGTATACTCTGCCACTCCACATTTGCACGACATAGTAGACAGTAATGCGATTCTCATAATGTGTGCCTCCATGCACGACCACTTGTAATTTTCCAAACAGTTATCCAAGGTAATACTAACTTCCTAGCAATATCAACAATCCTTAAACCAGTAGAACGAAGCTGTCTAATTTCGCTTACAATTTTATCGGTTAATTTAGTATTTGGTTTCCCTTCACCCTTTGCTTGCCTACCCTTTCTATCACGATCAGCTGAATTATCAGCTTGTGTGCCTAAAAATAAATGTTCTGGGTTAACACATACAATGTTATCACAAGTATGACAAACTAAAAGATTATCAGGATCTACTTTATAATAAAATTCATAAACATAACGATGTGAACGAAAAATCTTTGGACCAATCCTAAATCTCCCATACCCATCATCACCAATTGCACCAGTCCAAATCCAACAAGAATCAGTTTTTGTTACATTATGGAAAAATCTTTCTGAATCAGTGGTATTACCCCAAGAATGATGTTTCTTTATATCTATCATATTTTCTCCTTTGTTAGATGTTCTTTTACCATCTTCTTTAGAATTCCTTTAAGAAGTGTTTGATCACGTTTATTCTTTTTATAAAGAAGATCCATTCCTAACGCTGATGTACCATGAGATCCTTTAGGAATTCCCATACCCCTATATAAAGCTTTCCTAAATGTTTCCATCTGACTTGGCATTATTTCTCCTTTAGGCCACAAGGTTCATAGACCAAATACCATCATTCATAGTATAAATAATAAACTTTATTCCGTTCTTCCTAATAAAGTTCATACAATCATTACACGGCTTAGCATTCCCATAAGAGCCATTCTGCATATACCGAAGGACATATATGCAAGTGCCAGTCCTGCCCTTCAGCTTCAATATGGCATCCACTTCAGCATGTCTAGTCTGCCAGGGGGTAGGGGACTTCGGATGGGTCCGGTTCGTGTTGTAGCCACAGGAAACCACCTTATTCCCATCAGTCACGACAGCCCCAAACTTGAAATGCTGGTGATCCGACTTCGACGCTAAATGCTTACACTTCTCGAAAATTCTAGTCATAATTGTTCCTTCATCAAGTCAATGTAGTTAGTGCTAAGTTCAAAGCCCACAAACTTCTTCCCAAAAGATTTAGCTACGATACCTGTTGTGCCAGCTCCTGAGAATGGGTCTAGAACAGTTTGGATCCTATCTAGGCCGTGGAGCTTCATACACATCTCTGGTAACTTTTTTGGGAACATTGTGGGATGAGGGCGATGGGTCTGGATGGTGTCATATGGAATGAACCAAACATTTCCCCTACACCGTTTATCCTTCCCTCCCCATCGTTTGACATTGGATTTGTCCTTATGTTCAACCCCAATGGAAAGCCTGTCAAGAGAAATATCACCGCACTTAGTAAAATGGAAGATAAACTCAAAGCAATCATTTAGAAATCTTTTACTATTAATTGGTTTATAATGCCCTACTGCTACATTTTCCTCTGGTATCGCTATTGATTTGACCCAAGTTACTATACACTGACAAGTGAAGATTTGTTTAATTTTATTAGCAATTTCCAATGGAAAGAATGGATCAGTTGGCTTTCCCCCTACATTAAAGAAAAATGACCCATCATCTTTCAATACCCTATATAACTCTTTTCCTACCCCACCAATCCATTCTAAATAATATTCCCTGTTTCTCTTATCATCATAAAAATCATATTTAATACCAAGATTATAAGGTGGAGAAGTAATAATAATATCTATAGACTTATCTGGAACGAATGTTTTTAGACCATAAGTACAATCACAATTATAAACTTTTATTAAATCAGTATTAATATAAGGTTCTTCCATGTTAGACCACCTATGAACCTCCCTTCTCTTCCTTATCTAAAAATGGACGTATTAACTTAGAAAAAATCAATAACCCAATCAAGAAGAATACCGTATACCCAACTATAAACCCAATCAAAACACTCATTTCTTATCAGGCTCCTTTTCGGACTTTGCCTTCATTTCTTCAGTTTCTTCAAAGTCCTGCATGAATACCTCCTGTTGGACAAGGCGAATGGTAAATGGATCGCGTGGGTCAACAACAGCCCACAGTCCAACATGCTTCTCAGTAATCTTAAACGCGGCAACGTCAATACTCTTTCTCTTGTACTTCATGTTTTTCTCCTTTACTTAATCGTAATCTGGTGAACCTTACTCCAATGGTCATGGGCATTCAATGGGCACTTCTCCCTGACCCTTACGTTGTAGACACCAGCAGCCTTGAAAACATGGGCCTTCCCAAGCGTCCCTGTCTCCTTCCGAAGCTTCTTGCCTTCCTCTAACTCGGTCGGTGGATTACCATCACCCCAATCAAATGAGTACAAGTAATCATCAGAAAGCTTTTCATACCCACTCTTAACAGTAAACATGACTGTCCCACCAACAACGCCCGCATCTGGCCCTTTGCACTTCGGGGCCTTCACGACGATGTTGCCGAGCCATGAGAACAGGCTACCGATGAACGACAGGATCTTTTTGAACATTAAAGTTCATCTCCTTTTGACCTCCCACAGGAACACCACAGACGCACAGAAGAACCAACGTATTATGTTCCCAGTTCTTCTTCCAGTAAGTAGGACGCTTTCCAATACCATAACGCTTATCAAAATAAGCGTTCTTACATGTACAATTACAAAGATCCATTTTATTCTCCTTCTAATGAAGTAATGTCTACATACTTGATTTCAAACTGAACAATTCCACTATCAGGAACTTCTATCTCTACTACAGGAAATTTCTCTTTTTGTTTAACCACCGCACCACAATTTATAAATGAAACTCCGCTGTTACTACCCTCAAGTTCTTTATGGGTATGCCCACAAATAAATAGCTTAGCCTCTACTTCCTTCCCTCTTTTAATAATATAATTATAAAACTTCCCTTCATCTGCATCTGCCCCAACAGGGAAGTAATGAGCAAACCACCCCCAAACTATATCTGCATCAATGATACCAAATCTATCCAACAGTCCTCCGATCCAAATCCCAAGCCGTGAAATCCAGGAAAACTTGTGACAAATAACATCCCCATGATGCCCATGTTCAAAGTAAACTTTTTGAGATCCTTCTCCAATAGACCAATGTTTTTTTGCCAATGGATAAATTTTAGATGTTCTAATAACAGAGTCATGGTTTCCATTAATATAAATAATCTTCCCTAACTCCATCTGTTCCTCAATAAATACACAGATATCATAATGCGCTCTTGTTATAGAGTAGTAAGCTTGAAGATCCGTATAAGGAATTGGGGCATTAAGGAGATCTTCAATGTCCCCAACTAGAACAACATAATCATATTTATTACAAGCATCCTTTAAAAAGTTTAGGAACTTCTTATTAGGAATCCAGAAGTTATCTGCTGTGGAACCATCGCCTAAATGAAGGTCTGAAAGGGAAAGTATTTTAATCATGGTTCATTAGGTACTCTTCAATAAAAGATAATCTTGTCATAACATGATCCCTAAACTCCTGAAATGAGCAATCACCTTTCAATGGAGGAAGGCATCCCGGTGGTTTAAACCTATGAATATTAGCTTCCTTTTCAGCCGCCTCTAGCCTCCCTCGTTCAGCATCTTCCAAAATCTTCCTAGCTGTTCTACATGCCTCAGCCATCGAAATTGGAGTACCAATATCAGGTCTTGGTGCATAAGACCCTATTAACCTACCTTCAGGAGTATACAAACTCTTGAGTTTACTCTTCATCGTTCTTCTCCCACTTATTACAAATGCCAGCCGGGGAAACAATGTGGGCGTAAAACCAAGTCTGCATCTCTGCTTTCTGTTCTGCTGTTTCAGCATCATCCACCCATACAACTTGATGTGAAACACCGGGATTATCAATTATACAAAAGGTTTTCCCCTGCTCTTCATACCCTTCGTATAGTATTTTACCAAACTTACAATTCACGCAACCATCCCGATCTTTATACGTTGCAGGGATCTTTGTTATCATTTCTTTTTCTCCCTCAGAGCATTTACCACTTTCTTAAAATCTTCTACTTGATTTAGTATTATCATTAAATTTTTCTCCAATCTAATTTCACTGTTATTAACAGTACTTGGGTCTGACAGTTCCAATAAGGCGCTACTCGCCTCCTGAATTACTGTATTAAGTTTTATACAAACATTCCATTTAGTAATAGGATGTAACTTCATTATATCTCCCCTGTTCCACCTATTTGAAGGTTAATCTTTTTCCGTTCTTCCTCCGTCATTTTCTTATGCCAAAGATCATCCATCTCTTCCCTAATCTTATCATCCTCTTCTTCAGTTAAACCTCCTTTTAGAATAAGATCCGTTAGTTCCCAATAACGCTTTACTGCAATTCCATGTAAATATGATTCTAAGTTCTTAGGGAAGTCCCCCCAGGATTTGTTTATTCTATCAATCTGCTTTTCGTGTACATAACGCCCACCCTCAGTACACATATTCTTAACTGTAACAATATGATTAATCGCTTCCTCTAACTTCTTTCCCCTTCCAAGTAATAGTGCTAGGATTACAGCAATTGATCTACTATTCCCTTCTGCACAATGGACAAGGACTTGTTTATCTTTATGCTCTGAAAGGAACTTCTCTACCCATAAAGCCCCATCTATAATCTTATCTAATGGGAAAGGCTGTGCATCAGGGAATGGAATAAGCTTATGCACATACTTTGGATTAACAAACGTCCTGCTCATTTCCTGTTCTAATAAAACTGAAAGGATGCCATCCCCTTCTTGCATATTAACTATACCATCCCTTCCACCCTGATAAACCCTTTCAAGCATCAAATGAGTCATTTCTTGTTCCTTTTCATATACTGCCCACAAATCTTGCAATGTTTAGGAAATGAAGGTTCATGAACTGGACAACCAGACTTTGGTTCTAAAGTAGTAGGACCACATATACAAGACGTATTATCAATGCACTCATGACTTTTCTTTGGAGGCTCTGGATCTACTATATGTTCTTCAACTTCTTGATACTTGTTACAGTGAGCCGCTGCCTTCTCTTTGGTACTAAAGATCGCTTCAATAACGGGAAAATCACCCCAATCCATACTAACAGACATTACAACATATACTTTCATTTCTTTCCTCCAGTACAATTACCCTTATCAGTATAAGTGTCTCCCCACTGTTGTTCCCGAACAGCAATTGCATCTACAACCTCTTGCTCCGTTCCTAAAAATAATGCCGGTACTGTATATACATGCGAAAGGTGTCCACAAGCTTTACACGACCCACGGACCCAAAAAATGGAATCCTTATCTGGGGGGGCTAATTCAAAATCGTGCTTAGTCATTTCTTTTCCTCCGGTAGTCCTAATACAGTTTCAGCAATGATCTTGGCATTCTGTGGTTCTTTAAGGATTTTTTCAAGCGCGGATTTATAAGCGGCCTTTGTATTGTACGTAGTAAGCAATGCTGCAAATAAAGATAAACACAATGCCCCAAGCATTATCATATTAAATACATAATCTTTCTTTTCCATTAAAAATTACCCCCATTACATGCCCTACAAAGACCAGAAGTAGTAACAGCTTTTGCCGTTCCACACCAAGAACATTTCTTTCCCTTCATTCTACACTTCCTCTCTTTATGCTTTAAACGAACTGTCAATCCGCACTTCAAAGCTGCCTTATACCATAAATCCAATAAACCTATATTCCTACTAGCTACATCATAAAACTCCATAAGCACTTTACAAAGGAGTTTACGATACTTCTCAGCTTCTTTATTAACCTCTTTAGTCTTTGGCATTGGAACACCAAAGACCTGATTACCGTGTTTATCTGGTTTCATTTCTCTTCCTCAAACTTCTTCTGCAATTCCTCGTACTTCTTCTTGTCCTCTTCCTGCTGTAATCTTTCATACTTCTTTGGATCTTGTTTCTTCATTAACTCTATGTACTCTTTCTTTTCCCTTTCCGTTCTTTCCTTATTACCACCAAAGATAATTGCTAATATTATTGCTACAACAGAAATACATATCATAAGCTCAATAGCAGTAAATCCTTTTCTCATTGCTTTTCCTCCTTACCTCTCTCCCAAACAACTTTGTATCGCTTAACAATTAACTTCTTCCCAATATGGCAATCATCACAAACACCACCATTATAATTTATATCACCAACTAATAAGGTTTCATTTCCTGTATCTATTAATATCCCAGGTTTAATAATACCAAGCTTATAAGCACTATCTAATTCCTCCCCTTTCCCACCAGGAGCATAATTATTAATAGGACCAATAGGAAGATTTAAATCAATCCACCTATCTAATTTTGGCCCTGGGCAAGAGTGGATCACGGCAGACCCACACAAAGGACAACCTTTACTTTTACCCATTAGTGCGCTCCTTCTTCTGGATCAGTAGCTTCTTCATTCCTTTCCATCTGCTTCCGTTCCTCTTCTTCACGAATACTTCTTATTGCCTCATGCTCTTTTAATACTAGTCTAAAGGATTTTATTTCTTTAGTAACAAACTCCTTCTCTTGTTTCTTCTGGCGAACAAAATGAGCCTTCTCCCTTAAGCATTCATCACAGATAACAGTATGCAAAGTAGTAGATATGGAGGAACGAGCTATTTTTTCTCCTACCGGATCAAACAAAGTAGACCCCCAATTCCCAGTGGCAGTAAATCCAGTCCCTCCCATTGGACATTCCATACTGTCACAGTCACAATCTAATTCTTTGGAACAAACGATACAATTAACTTTTACAGGTTCTTTTACGTCCATGATACTTTCTCCACCACTCTTCCTTCTCAGCGTTTTGCAATGTTTGAAGAATATCCCCCTCCATATTCTGGAGTAGACAACCACACTTATAAAGGATGTTACAATTCTTCTCACTTAATTTATGCACCTTCTTCCAAAATGGTGTTGACAACTTACCACTATAATGTGGTTCCATCATTTTTATTACAGCCATTTGTTTCCCTCCCCATGTCTCTGTAAAGTTTCCTGAGCTTCAGCTAACTTCTCATCATCAAATGCAGGAACCATTAAGATTCCTCCTTTCTCTTTTCCCAAGAATCACAAATTCCCCAAGCTGAAACATTCCTATCCTTAACCCATACCTCCCATTCCTCATACATATCATGAAACTTTTTTTCATCCTTTAAAGAAGATTCATATTCATCCATTAAAACAGACATGCAAGGAGGCCTCTTAGGAGCATTCATAGTACAATAATATAAATTCTCATCATCATATTCTGATTTAATAAAACACTTCTCACAATTGTAACAACCATTCTGCCTTCTATAAGTATTAGGAATCATTTAGTCTTATCCTTTTTAAAATATCCATTATCATAACGGAATAATTGAGCTAAAGGATTTGCAACATCTTTGTATTCAGGCTTTAATAAACTAGCTAAATCACTATAACAATATGGAAAGTGTTTAAGTCTAGCCCTAGCTTCCATTCTAATCTTTAAAGGGATCTTAGGAGTCTTTTTAGAATCCATCAACGCTTGTAAGAACATACCAGCTGTTTGTATCGAATGGATCATTTCATTAGGAAGGCTCATGCTTTTTAACCCCGTTAAACTTTCGCTTGCAACAAGGGCAAGTATCATTGTACTTCTGAAGGAGAATAACATTATACTGATCATTCCCAACATTATGGAATGCAAGAACCCACTCACCATTCTTATCAAGTTTATACTCAAGAAGCATATCTAACTCTTTCCTGTTCACCGTCCTTGTAATGATAGGAACAACAGTTTTATACCCGTACAGACCACCAGCTAAATTCATTGGACTAGATACATGTTTCTTCTTCATAGTTATCCTTCCAATGAATCATACACAAACATTAATAAAATGTTTAGGTGTCGAGCCATGTAGTTAAATAAACATCAGCAAACTTACCATACAACTTCTTTACCGTATTATACAAAGATTTACCCTCATCAGTCAAATCTTTATAAGAACAAATCCAATAGTCCTCCTTCTCAGAATCAAACCCAGACCAACCAGTAGACCCCATATTAATAATAGCAAGGTAAGGAATAGAATTATACTTCCTATCTGCTAAGACCCTTTCATCATGAGGTTCTGAATTCCAATTCAACCCCTTTCTATTAGTTACATCAATCAAAGGGAAATGAAATTTTTCATAAGGTCTGGTCTGAGATTTATCAATATAAGCTTTAGCCTGTTCTGGAGTCCACTTCTCTATTTCTTCTTTAGTAGGATCTTTTTCATAGTTACTTCCATGAACATCATCCCCCTGGAATGATTCATCAAACTTTACATAACAAGACCCCCCAGTACATACCCTCCATCCATTCTTCCTGTCCCTATTCTCTACTACAACTAAACGAACGAACATCCCTCCTTCATTAGTATTCTTATACCTATGATCATTTATAGGGAATCTAACAAACCCACGGACGGTAGTAGACCTTCTATGCATGATTAGTTATTCCCTGTAAGCATCATAAACTTCTATCGTCCATTCCCTTGGAATAGAGTAATGACCATCCGGTTCAGGCTTTTCAATTACGATAGCCCCATATTTTTCTATAAACTTTACCAAGTCCTGGATATCATTAATCTCTACGTACTTTGGATCATTTAACCCATTCCCTGCGGTTCTAGTAAATATAAATTTCATTTTTACTCCCTGTAACTATCATATATCTCTAACTCTAAAAGATCCTGATTAAACATGAACCATTGGATTACAATTTGACCGTACTTCTCCTGAAATTTCATTAGTTCATCTAAATCATTAATCTCTACAAACCAAGCT